TGTTTACAGCAACAGAAGAAGCGACGGATTCGACTACCAGAGAAGAAGCATCAACTTCCTTTTCAGGCGCAATCGCTACAGCTACAATCATCAGTGCAAAGCAAGCAATCGCCATCCAGAAATCTTTCTTTGTGGCCTTTTCTCGCTTTGCAACTTTATGTGCAATGAGTTTGTAAAGCCAGTTCGCCAGATATGCAAACCATGCAAGCAGGAAGAACATTCCTATGCCCATGTACATATCAGGCCAGCTTGTGCCAATAGACATCGCCAGCATTGATACCAGCAAATATGCCCAGCACTTCTTGTCTACAATGCCATCAACAGCTCGTCTGCCGCATTTTATTATAAACACGAGTGTTGCGATAGCGCCTATTGCTCCTATAAAACCCATTTTAGTTCTGCCTTTCTAAAAAAGCCAGTAGCTTTTTAGCCACTGGCTTTTACTATTCGATTATTCTTCTACGAGGTCTGCGTATTTGACTTCAATTCGGGGCAGTTCATCGGTGGTGCTGGTCAATGCTCTGGTGATTTTCTCAAGGCCAGTAAACTCACCATACACGGTGATAACATCGTCCTCAAGAATCTTCACAGCGTCACCGCCGCGCTTATCCAGCATATAATACTCATCGTCCATGTAGAACTTGTAGCCGTCATTGTCGGTGTAGGCTCTCCATGCTTTCTCGCTGCCGGAGAAGTTAGCGTCAATAATCTGCTTGACCTGAACAGTCAGCGTAACCTTAGTCCCTTCGTACTTTTCAGGATAACGGCACAGTTCCTTATAGTCTACGGTCTGGCACTCTGCCTTGTAATCATCTTCGCTGATTTCAGGCACGGAAGCGACAGAAGAAGCGGTGGATGTGCTTGATTTGGAAGTAGATTTGCTACTACTACTGCTGCTACCGCCAGACAATCCGCTAAATATCTGGCTGATACCAACCAGAATGATAATCACCGCAAGGATTGTCCGCAACGCCGAGAATGGCGGTTTGTTCTTACCGCCACAGTGAGGGCAGACCTTTGCGCTTGCTGCGATTTCCGCACCACAGTGCTTGCACGTTGTCATTTTACTTTTAGCCATTTTACAGATTCCTCCCTTTCAAGGTTGTAAGGCAAGTATAGCACAGAACGCAGACCCTTTGTAGGGGTCTTTTTGTTTTTTGGCGGAATTTTTTGAACCGGAAATGGGGGTGGGGGTGATTGTGCAAGAAAGATGGGGGTGGGTAGGTAAGAGAACGCCTTTTTTATTGGCTTCGGAAATCGAGCGACTGACCACCGCACCCCCGACTCTCCCCATATACCCCAGAGGTGGAGGGCGGCAGCATCCAGCACAGCAAGACAGGCCAGCGCACCCGGAAGCGGTGGAGCTGGACAGAGTGCAGACAGATGCACGGCAGACCGCCCACACAAGGCAAAACGCCCTATTATGGTAGTACTCCCTTTGGCATGGTCTAATGGTAGCAATGTGCACAACTACCATTAGAATTATTTTACATTTCTTGTGGTAGTTATTTACTGCCAAAATATTGACACACCATCCTATTGGGAGTATAATAAAGACACAAACAAGAACAACACCCATTACCAAAACAGGAGGAACAAACCATGAAGTTAGAGTTTAGAACCAAGAACACCTATTACGGCACCGCCCACTATCTGAGCATCGACACCAACGCAAAGACCTTCTCCCGCGTCCCTGATGGCTGGGTGTCTAAGGATGTCCCTGTTGTAGCGAAGCGGGACATGGACACAATCAAAGGCCAGTGCATCAACGCAGGATATACGGAGGTGTGATATATGACGCTCGATATTTCCCAGCTCTCCGCCCTCTGGTATGTGGGCGGCATGGTATCCGGCTTTCTTCTCTGCCTTGTCTGGCTCAACGACAAGGCAGAACGATAAAGGGGGCGCACGATGAAAATGCCTTATAAAATCGAATGTCTGTGGGGGCATGCAACGCACAGCACCGCAAAAGAGCAGACATACAGCGCAGCGCTTGCATACGCTCAAACCTTTATTCGCACGCACAGCACAAAAGACAGGCGGCCAGAATGGCGCTATACGATCACAAACATCGACACCGGCGAAACGTGGGCCGGAACGGTGGCATAAAATGGAGGGTTGACAGATGATCGCTTATACAGCAGGAAAGAAAGAATACAGCTTGCTTGAATCGCTTGTTTATTGGCGTGCAGAGCTGGCATACTGTGAAGAGAAAGACCCCGCAGACGTGGGATTTATCGAAAAAGCCCGCAAAACGATTGAATATATTTTCACCCGGTGCGATGCCGCTAAAATCCCGTTCTTCGCTCAAAATCAGGCACTTGCAATCGGTGAAAACTGGAGGGCATACACTCGGAACAATCTTTCCACGCTTTTTGCGAAACGTGGCGTATATATGGAGGGCTGAAAAATGACGTTATTCGAAGAAAAGGTGAACGCATACCGCGAAAACAAGCGGCTGATGGAAGAACTCGAAGCGATGAATGACGCTATCAAAAACGATATTATCGCTATGATGCAGGGCGCGCCGGAGATGGTGCAGGGCACTGCAAAAGCTGTGTATAAGGACGTGACCAGCACCCGGCTTGATAGCAAGCTTTTGCAAGCAACGCACCCCGATGTATATGCAGAGTGCAGCAAAAAGACCGTTTACAAGCGGTTTAGCGTGGTCTAAGGGGGTGCAAGAGTTGATTTTTAGCGCAATACTGTTCTTTTTCTGGTTTTTCAGCGCACTTTTCAAGGCGTCCAAATAAGGACGCCGTTAGGACACTTTAGCGGGGCTGCACCGTCAAGCAACCCCGCCCCAGAAAACATTACTATAAGTCCTGTTAATTGGGCTTGCAATGTGATACAATCTAATCACAGTTAAGGCCGTGTAACGGCAGGAGGTTATCTATTATGACTACGGTTATCAACAGCAATGGCGCATCTGTTAACTATGACGCAGCGGTTGAGCTGATGGACAACGATTTGCGTGAGGAGGTTGCTGCAGACCTCGCCCCATGCACAGAGCAGGAGTTTTTTGACGAGTACGTCAAGCGCCACGCCGTCAAGTTTGGCGAGGAGTGGGAGCTTGACAAGAGCAACCCCACATATTAACGGCATATCTCCACCCGGTCAGCAATGGCCGGGTTTTTCTTTTGCCTTGCACATCGGTGCAGGGCTTTTATTTTTACCCACGCCCACACAAGCGCAGAGAGACGCCACATGGCTATTATATGCCAGCCTTGCCAGCTATACAGCTATGCGCACACAACGCCACACAACGCACGGCAGACGTCGCAGAGCGCACACGCTCTTATATATACCTATTATAATAGGTAGGTCAGCCCCGCTTATAATCGCACCTGCTCCAGCGTGGAGCGTCTCCACCGCCCTGCACCTGCTGCACAGATACCAGATACCCACCATCATGCCGGATGCTGCACAGGTCAGCGCAGAGCCCTATTATAATAAGGTATATAAGGGAGACCGCCGCCCACGATGCACCCGCACCGGCTCCGATCGCTGGCAACTGCTGACACTCTGTCAGCAATACAGCCCGGCGGGGGTGCTTCCCTGCCCTCCATTACTGGATAGCGGGCAGGGCTTGACGGTATGGCAGTGGGTCAGCCTGGACAGGGTAGGCAGTCAGCCAGGGCGGGGCGCTTCCTGGCTTTCTTCCTGGCGGCGGCGGAACCACTGACGGCTCTGCCGCTGGTTTCTTTTCGGGCTGTCGCCCGATGGCTAATAAGGCGAGCAATAGTCGCAGCGTTCCGGCTGGAATAGTCGTAGAATAGTCGTAGACCATCCCGGCGGATAGTCGTTAGAAGTCCTATAAAGCGGACACTTCTCTAATAGTCGCAATAGTCGTAGAGCAATAGTCGCTCGATAGTCGTAGCATTTTCTTGCGATTTACCGTCAAATAGTCGTGTGAATTTTGTGTGAAATAGTCGTTTCGTCTTTTAGGAGAAGAGAGATGCAATAGTCGCTAAGCTGTCTGCCAGTTCAAAATCAAAACCCAACATTTATTTCGTATAATTTTATAGACCATCGAATCAGCCTGATTTTCCTGCTGGATAAATCGAATGTTCGTGCTGGATAGTCGCTTTCAATTTGTAAGCAACTCTCATTTTTTATTCATGCAACAAAATTACATATAAAGTAAACATTTTTACATTGTAATTCGGGTGATAATGGTTGATAATATAAAAAATGAT